TTCTGTTTCAACCAACTTGGTAAATTTGCGTGCATTACTCTTACTTTAGTTACTAAGTTTTTAGCAGTATCTTGTTTGGTGGCAATTACCAATATGTTTTTATCACTATGAAATGTCATCATCCACAATGAATATCCAGCAGTTAGTGTTGATAATCCTAACTGACGAGCTTTTAGTATAATGTTAAACCTATGATCTTCAAAGGTTTGTAACGATTTCTCCTGATACTCATAAAGATGAAAAGGAACTTTACCCTTCATAGGGTGCTGAACCATACAATACTTTTTCATAAAGTATGCGGGATCTTTAGCACACATAAGGTATTGTTTTTTTATTACCTCTTTTAATGGAGCAGGTTTCATTATATCTTTCCTAAAATAAATCCAATACCTAACCAAAGATATTGATTTTCATACCATTTCGGTTCAACTAATTTTACTAACTTCTCATTCATTTCATCACGAGCTTTTAATAATTTGATTTGAGAGTCTTTAGCCTCTATTAATAGTGAATCAACATTTGTTGATTCCTCTAGTTTTACCACCAATCCTTCACAATCACTAATCACTACCTTTTGAGACTCAATAAGAGAATCGGCTTTTGCCAATTTTCCTTCCCATTGAGCATCACGAGCTTTTATCATTTCTAAAGCTTCTTCTTCTGTAAATGTTGTTTGTGCTAACAAAGGTGCTAATAGTAATATCCAAAAATATTTCATTATTTACTCTTCGCAAATTTTCTTAAAAAATCTTCAGCAGATTCTACTTCATCATTATCATAAGCTTCTTGCATTTTTTGTGTTTTCTTTTTACTATTAGTTAGTTTTCTTTTTAAATTACCAACTTCTTTTTTAGAAGCAGTTTTAGCTTCTTCTAATTCCTTAATTTGCTTTTCAACTTTCTTTTCTTCTTTTTTGTTTTCTTTTATAACCTTTTTAAGTTCTTTTACTTTTTTACTTTTAGTAGCATTAACTGCAAAAAGACCACCAACCAAACCAAAAAATCCAAGTATTAATTTCCAAACTTTCATTCTTCATTCTCCAGTTTTTCTAAAGTTTCTGTAAATTTTTCAATAGCTTCATCTGCTTCTTTATGAACTTTTTTCATATCAATATCCCATTTTTCTTTTTCTAATTCAGGATAATTTACACCAACATTGTTATAAAATTCTGGACCTTTTATTTCTTTCCATTCTGTTATAGCTTGTATTTGATCTTTTATAAAAGATATTTTATTTTCTCTTATTTTATTTTTTTCCCACTCTTCATACTTTCCTTCAATACGAAGTTTATTTTCTATGGTTATTTGACAATCAAAACAATGTCCGAGCTTCATCCAAAATTTACTATCAAGTCTTTTCTTCATTACTTTTTTACATTTAGGACAAAACCAAGGCATTCTGGCTTCTTTCATAACATCACTTAAATGACTTATTTTATCACCAGATTTTTCTTTTTTTCCATCATAGCCAACCATTACTCTTTTTTCAGGTGTTTTACCTGCCAGTAAATCTCCTAATACTTTATTTTGTCTTTCTGCTTCTTTACTATATCCCATTATAACTCCTATACGAATTTTAACATTCCTAATATTTGGTTTGCTGGTGCAAATGCTCCAGTATACTTATACAATTTACCCTTAAACATAAATGTAATACCTTCACTTGGTACAACAGCATCTAACCCACCGATAGCATTTAATCTATCCAACTGAGTTTTTAATGTATTTAATACTTTTGGGTCTGTAGACTTTTTAACTTTATTAATAGCACTAGCTAAATCTTTTTTCATTTTTTGTGCAGCAGCAGATGGATTAGCAGCTATAAAGTCTTTAAGGTTAGAAAGTATTTCGGCACCCAATTCAAAGAAAAGAACTTCCCAATCTCTAATATGTTGTTTTTGTAATTTTGCATGATCTGTTTTATCTGTTGTTAAGAACCAATCTAAAAATTCAGGATAGTCTTTTAAATCTTTTCTAATTTGTGGCACTTTATAAGACTTATCAAAAAATGCCCACCTCTTTGTTAAATTCATTAGAATATCATTTGATGGGTTTGGATAGTCTGTCTGTTTAGCACCATTGTAAATATACTCCATCCAATACGCTTGATGATAATCAGCCAATGTATCAGTATCAGATAGTGCAAATTCATTTTGTAATTTAGCTAACTTACCTAAAAAGTAATTCTGTTTTTCATCAAAGTTTTTAGCCTTTGGTAAACTAGTTACAAATGGTTTTGTAATACTGTAAGTCTTTTGTATATTTTTATTTATCTGTTTTATCATACCAGCTAACATTCTCGCACTACCTCTTTCTGAACCAATTGGTGAGCCATTGGCATCATACTCAATAGTTCCGTGAAACTGTAATAGAGATTTATCATAAGGAACTACATTTGCTGTCTTTGGATATATTACTTCTAAAGACATAAATTTTTTACCTTCTGCAAATATCTTATCTTTTTGTTTATTACTTAATCCACTAATTGCATTTTGTAAATCTTGCATAGCAGATACAAATGCTTTTTCAATATCACCTCTACCAGCAAACATATTTTGTACACCCTTAATATCTAATGCGTTAGCACCAAAGTTTTTAATATGTCCTTTGTTGCGAGCTGCGATAAGTTTTCCATTCTTCCAACTTATCATTATATTTTGACCATCTGTTTTTTCTGTAACTACGCCTTCACTACTAAGATTACCTTGTAATGTATTAATAATTAGTGTTTTGAAATCCCCGAATGTTAAATTTTTATTGTCAAAGGGATGATTTAGGTGTCCGTAAGCTCCACCCATAAGTAATAACTCCTTTTGTTTACTTCTTTGTTTTAATTTATTTTTAGGATTAATTTGTTCAAATAAATCTACATCGTAAGAATCTCCATCAGCACCAGCTGAAAATAGTGTTCCGATTACATTATCAATAGCTGCTTCAGTACCCATCCAATTTACAACTTCCCAACCCAATGGTTTTACAACATCTGTCATCCAATTTTTATATTTATTTACAGCTCTAGTTGAACCTTTTGCTTGTCCATGATCTAAATAAGTTAATGGTACAGATGTATAATGTTCATCGCCTGATTTTCTTCGAGTATGTACATCATCTGCTTGAGCTACATTATCTTCAGGATTTATAATACCTTCATCAAACATATAATCTATAACCTTCCAACCTGCATCTGAATATAAGGAATCTAACCAAGCCTTAGAATCTTTTTTATAAGCATTTAAACTCTTATAGTATGTTGAAGGACCATCATCTAAATTTCCAGCAGGTGTGCCTGAAGATTCTAATAAAAACTCTTCTATCAATTCATCTGATAAATTATATGTTTCAAATAACTTTTTAAATTTATTAGACATCATATTATACACACCATCATCAAAATATCCAAATGTTTTTTTGAAAAGTTTTTTTCTTTCACTATCATCAATTTTTGGATTACCGAGTAAGTTCCGAACCTTAGTTCCACTAATACTACCTGCTTGTGGAGCAGTTAAGATATATCCATGTTTATCAAAACCTTCCATATCCTTTGTATACTTTTGAAAATACTTACCGCCCAATCTACCTGCATCCTTTTCACCTACAAGATAAACAACTGCTGTGGTTTCAGGATCATATTTCTTTAATAAATTTTTTGCAACATAAGGAGACTTTTCCATAACAATACGATTTGATGGAACACCCATTTTTGTCATGTGACGAACCTTCTCTTTAAAGTTCATTGGATGTCGAGGTGGTTGTTTAATATTAGATGTCGTTATGAAAGCATCATCAACTCTTTTACTTAACCATTCGTAAGATGCCAAATGACCAGGATGAAATGGTTGAAATCTACCACCAAATACACCAATAACTTTCGTAATGCGTGAATTTTCCACTATAGAATATACAACATTTTCCAGGTGTTTGTCAAGACTTTCTTTTATTTTTTTTCCAGTTTCAGTTTTTGTAAATGGTCCTCTTCTCAATGTTGAAAATTTTACAGGCGTTTCCATACCAAATAAATTCTTAGGTGCTATAATTCTTAACTTAACCATCTTTGAACTATTATCAACACCCAATGTTTCAAATTCTATTTCTTTATATTTCTTACCTTTCATAGTAAGATTGTGACCTGTAATAAATTTTGATACTTTACTACCTTTGACAGCATTTGCTTCACTTACTTTTTTATATCCACTACCATAAGGAACAGATGTGTTTCCTTTCTTCTTCATCTTCTTTACTGTTTTACGGCTTGGAGATGGTAAAAATCCTTTGGGTGCTCCAAACTCTTCAAAGACACTACCTACTTTACCACCACCAGCAATCAGTTGATATTTTCCTTTTGGATCTTGCTTTCTAGCTTTTTTTAATTGTCTACGAACATCACGTTTTGAGCCTCTGAATTGAATTACTTTCTTACCCTTTATAACTTTATAATATCCATAATGTGTAGATGGTTTTATAACCTCATTCTTTTTTTTAGTTTTCTTTTTCATCTTATTGATGTAAGCTCTATAGACAGCAGCTTGTGAAGCCTTACCCATTTCTTTAGCTCTCTGTTCCATAGCTACAGCGGCTTGTATCTTATGTGCGTGAGATTTACCACTTCCGTTTATTTTACTAACAGATGCTTTGGCATCCTTAACTGTAGCAAACTTTAATCCTTTGATTGTTCCCTTTGGATTCTCATCTGTATATAAATCTGAATGACTTGATGATTGTCTGTGTTGTCCTTTTTTACGAGGTTTTCTTGGTGCTTCATTCACTTTCTTTACTATTCTAAATTTTAGTGCAGGTCTACCATTAATAAGTAAGTCTCCCTTATCATTAAAATCAATGGTTTTCACCACCACTTTTTTATTCTTAAATCTACCCATAAGTATGGTATCACCCACATCTACAGGTATTTTTACATCCTCTGTTAGAAAAGGCTTTATAAGTTCTTTTGTAAGTTTATTCATATTAATAAATATTAAGTTTTGTAAAATATAGTATTATACCTGCATCCAAATAATTTTTCCAGCACGACCAGTTTGACCATTTTGACCAGTACCACCTACACCATTACTGCTTACTTCTGTTCCGCCCGATCCGCCTGATCCAGCTGCTCCACCGTTAGCTAAAGTGGTCATACCTGCATTGTTTACAGCTGTTAGATTTGAAGTGGTACATACGATAAGAACTCCTCCAGTACCTCCACCGCCTCCGCCGCCTCCACATGCAGAATTTCCTGATGCTATGGTGCTAGCACCCATTTTTCCAGCAGTACCACCTGCAGCGCCGGTTCCTGAATTTATACATAATGTTTCATCCGTTCCATCATTTCCAGCACTTCCTTGATTTATACTACCAGCACCTTTAGTTACTGCACTATGACCACCACCACCGCTACCAGCACCAGCTCCTGGTCTTAATCTGGCTGCAGTTTCTGCACTATCCATAACATCTCTGACCATTTGTACAATGTGTGGATCAATAACATCAATTCTTGTTATAGCTGCTGAAGCCCCACCAGTACCACCAGCAGCTGGACCAATTGTAAAATCAAAAGATGCTGCCTGAATACCACTTCCTACAGTTCCTGTAGGAATTGTAAAAGAGTCTCCACCACCAGAATTTCCTGGTCCACCTTGTCCACCATTACCACCATCACCACCATTAGCTCGTATAACTCCTGTTCCAGTAATTATTTTTGCATAAATTAAAACAATGCCACCACAACCACCGCTTCCACCGCCAGCGCCTCCTTGACCTATAACATTTACTGAACCTTCTGCTCCATTTCCACCTGCCACACCAGCTACTCCACCACGTAAAGTGCCTGTAGCAGAAGCTGCTCCTGCACTACCGCCTGCAGCGGCACCTGCTGTCTCAGCACCATTAGCGCCGTTTCCACCATCACCACCATCGTTGTGAATATGTCCATTGTTAGTTAAAGTACCAAATACAAATAATCTGAATCCGTTTGTTTTTAAGATAACACTTGAATCTATCGTTAAATCAAAAAAGTATAAATCTTTACCTAATGTATAAGTGGCGCTTGATCTTGTAAATGCGCCTGTACCACCATTAGCATCTGTAAAACTAGTACTACTAGCCTTTGTACCGCTTCCATTACCACCATCAGCAACTGTATAATCACCTGTAGACATCACCACAGTTCCATCTGCACCAAAACCAAATAGTCTTGAACGTTCTATAAGAAAATCTTTTGAAGTTATATCCCCACTCTGTTCAAATGTAATCAGACCACCAGCAAAAACAGCATCACCTGCTGGTTTTAAATGATAACCAGATGAACTGATTTCTAAATTACCATTACTACCGCTTACATAGTTTGCATTTATATCACCAAGTATAAATTCAGGTGTTTCTAATTTAATTTGAGAACCTGATAAGAAAGCTACTTCGCTCATCAAACCAAAACCTGTAAATCCTGATGGTACATTTCGTGTACCTGCAACACCACTTAAATCACCAAGTCTTGCCTTTAATGCCACATCGTAAATTCCACTGCCTGTTCTTTCAACTATATCTATGTAAGGAGTGGCTTTATTATTTGGATTAGCATTTAATCTCATATAACCAGTTCCAACAGTATTTTCGCCAGTTCCACTTATATGACGACCTGTACTTACTAAAACCTGACCTTCGGTATAGCTTGCTAAACCACCGATTGGATCTCCTACTGATCCACTCTCTCCTAATTGTGCTGTTAAAGTTGTTCCTTGATCTATAGCACTTAGAGATGCAGTATAGTTTGATATAGTGATTCCTTTTGGTTCAGTTACGCTACCAGCACCAGCTGGCACAAGTGATCCTGCTACTCCATCACCGGAATCTATAAAACAGTAGTCTAATTTAAATCCATTTGAATCGGAATCCTGACCTACTACCCTAAATGTAGTTGATGCACCGGCTGTTCCTGGATCTTCCACATCTCCAATATCATCTAAAATTCTCTTTCCATTTTGAAAAACACAAAATGTTGAAGTTCTTCGATAATGTATTTCAAAATTATCACCTGCGCGATGTGGGTGGGGCCCTCCGCCGCTTACATTGTCATCTTGAACTCCATTTCTTATATCATATGTTGCGTTACCGTTAAACCTTAAAAAGCCAAACATATTTGAATGTTCTGAATCTGTTCCAGCATTGTTATTTCCAAGACCAACACCAGCTGTTTTATCTGTAAAAGTAGGAGCAAATCTTACTATATACTCATTTGAAGAGCTTCTAACACCACCGCCTGAAGGAGCTCCATGACCAGTTGCTCTACCATCGTTTCCTGATAATATTATAGACCCATGAGGTGTATCAACAGTTGCATCTGTTGTATTAAAATTAAAAAGAGTAGCGTTATTAGCAGTACTTTCAGAGACTATTAAATGAACTGAAACTTTATCAGCTGCTGGATTAGCTCCAAACCCATCATAAAATGATCTTGGAACAATAAATATTTTTTCGTAATCTCCAGCTGCATTTTTAGTTTGAGCAGTATTATCTCCTTCCATTAGTGTAAAGTTAACACCTGATCCACCAGTTGGTAAAGAGCTACTCACAACAGCTTTTATGGTTGCTGAATTTGCATTTACTGTAAAATTATTCTTAAAAACCATTGAACTGGTTATAAGTAAATTATGACTCATATCAGCGCCAATAGGATTACCGCCGCCAATTCCTGTATGATGATATTTAGAACCTGATCTTAAAGGAACTGCCGAAGCTGATATGTAACTACCAGAGTGTTGCCCGACATGAAAGAAATTATTTAATCTGTAGGGTTGTGAACCAAGACCTCTTTCTACAAAAATCTCACCGCTTAAATTATCAGGATCACCACTACCAAATGATGAGGAAACTAATCTAACATATTCTGTGTTAAATCCTGTGTTGTCAACCTTTTTTATTAATAATACTTCACCAGCCGCAAAACCTGTGGCATTTACAACTGACATTGATGTTGCTGTAACTTCTGCAGCAACACCTCCTGAACCTGTTATCGCAGTTGAGTTAGCTACAAAAAGTTGACCACCAACTGCATTTACACTTTCCTTTTCAAATGTAGTTGTTGCGAGAGTTCCCCTTACTTTTATATTTTCAAATTCTGCGTATCCATTTTCTTGAGCAGTTATAATAAATCCTGATTGATCATTTACATAATCGGTTGATCTTATAAAACCTTCCTTTCCTAGTATTAAATTTCCACCTCTAATTTGAGATTCGTTTACAGTCCAACCACCAACAGATGCTGATACAAATTTTGCAAATCCACTACTATCTATTGAAGAGGAAGCGTTTTGAGCAGTTGATGGAGAACCAGCTATGGTAGATGGTGTTCGTATATTATCAACTGATAGATTACCTTGTACAGTTAATTGATTTCCTACAAATTGTAAAAATTGACCACCACTTTTACTACCTAATAAAATTGAACTAGCAGTTACTTCTCCACCTGGCGTTAGATGAAAATCAGATGAACTTATTTCTATATTTCCACCCGAACCACTTATGAATTGAATGTCTTGTCTACCTACAAAAAATGAATCTGCTCTAACATCAAAAAGACTTGGCTGTGTTCTAAATTTAAATGAACCACTTTCTCCAACTAATTCTAAACCAACACCATTATAATTATCTCCACTATCTGGTAAAACAGAACCACTATACATCATAAATCCATATGAACCTGATTGAGCTGATGCTGATATAAATCCTTGATATCCAACTGACCTTAAAAATCCTGAGCCAGTAGCACCATCTTTTCCAGTTTCAGGTAGTTTAGAATCCTTACCACCAAAATGTACACCACTTGAAGTAGAATCTCCACCAAGAAATAAATCTCCTGATATAACATTATCAGTACCAGTTATGCTTAAATTAGAACCTTCAAAATTTACATTGGGTTGATAAATAATTGTTTCTGATATATTGTTGTTTATATCATAAAACTCAACAAGAAACTCAAATTTTTCAGGTCTTTTCTGTTGTAAGTTTGAAGGCATTTCTTTTAAAAATGTAAAAAAACTTGGAGAAAATCCAATATCATTTGCGGGTTGAATAGATATATCTGATATATTCCACCTACCCGTAACATTTCTAAATTGTATAATTCCGCTACCACTTACATCTGATGCGAAATTTGTTTCTACTAAACCAAAATCTTTCTGTGATTCATCTGCAGCATCTACTCTTAAAACTCCTATTCTCTTACCATAAACTCCTGGTTCTTGTATTTTATTTTTTCCAAATTCATCAAAAAATAATTCTTTAGATGGTTTCATTGATGAACCTGAAACATAAACCATTAACAAAGCGTTATCTGATAAACCAACATTACCAACAGCATTAAAAGATAAATTGTAATCAACTTCAGGTCTTAAATCAAATTGGTATTGATTTTTTAATTGAAATCTAACATCTGAAGCGAGACTGCCCGATAGCTGTACAGAATCTATTAAAACATTATTATTATATGATGCAGATACCGATAAAGCAGATGCAGCTGGCATTTGATTTAATCCATTTGCTCCACCAAAAGTATCATAGTAAATATCTGAATCGGATTGTGATATAAAATAACCAGTTCTTTCACCTGTACTAACAGAGTTATTGTCTACGAGTAGTTCATTACCCTCTAATGGAACATCAGCCACTAAAGTATAATCGTCAAGTCCACCTTCTGGTTTTGCATATATTTTTGTTTTAAATACATCTCCTGAAAATGTTCTTAAATTGTGTAATTGCACATTTGCATGAGATATTAAGTTAACCTCTGAATTTGAGGCTGTAGGAAGTGCTTCAAAAACAACCTGTCCTTGACCAAATATTGGTAAAACTATATTTTCCTCTTCTACATTTTTATTTGTAAATGGTACATCAACTAATACAGTTTTCTCATTTACTATCTCAACTATTGAAGCTGAATAGAAACTAGGAGATTGATTAATTATAGATGGAATTTTAGTAATATCAAAAGATAAATCTGATCTGTTTAAATTGGCGCTTTGTAATTCTTCATCTGAATAAAAAGTTTGATTGTTAAAAAGATTTTGTCCGACAGTATTTCCATCACCATCTGTAGTTGTGATCGCACCAGCAGATGATGCTGTAAAAAAATTTACAGTTCCACCTAAGTGATGAGAACCAAATGTAAAGGTTTCATTTCCATCAAATTCTCCTATTTTTAGTAAATAAGGAAAATCAATTGGTGAATTTTTTTTAGTAACTAAACCAGCTCTTTTAGCAACACTATTTTTTCTTATACCTTTTTTATTTTTTAGTTTATTTTGCTCAATAAAAGATTGTACATTTTTTTCTTTTTTTGGCTTTGATGTTTCAGATTCTCCTTTTAAATCTCCTTGTACCGTAAGATCTTCATCGATAGCTCCAAATGGTTGAAAAAGTAAATTTGTATCCGTTGGTAATCCCTCTATGTTAAATCTAGAGCTACTTAAAAAACTTGTAGCCTCAGTTCTAATCATAGTTCCTCTTCTATCTTCTGAAATATGAACGGATGGTTGAGTAAAAAATTTAATAGGTAATGTGTTAGGTATTGTGGTATTTATCGTAAATTCTTTTATCAATCTAACATTATAATGGCCAGCGAAGTAAGATGGTACGGGTTCTGAATCACTAAATTGTGTTGCGTCAATTGGTACTGAATCAAGCTCTCCAACTATTATAAGAGTCGCGGTTCCTGGTGCTACATCACTATAAACTTCGAGACTAACTCTTCTTGCAGTTCCTTCTAAATAGTCATCTACTACCTCAGTATAGATACTATTACCATCAGAGTCTATACAATCTATTTGAAATTCTGTATTTTCTCTTATATAAGGTGAAGCTTCTATTAAAAAAGAACTTTTTCCTTGCGGTATCACATCAGGAAAATCGGATACTATAATGTGTCTTGAAGTTCCAACCTCATCAATAAGAACATCAATTTCATCTAAATCTAAAAGCTCTTTGAATTTTTTTACTACTGACATTTTTATCCTATTATTATATAATAAATATCAAAAACAAAAAAATTAGTATTTATTATATATACAATATATGGAGATTATCGGTATGAAAAAGAAATATTCTTTTACTATAGAAGAGGGCTTAGTAGACTGGTTTAGAACATATGTTAGAGAAGAAAGTACTACAATGTCTGCAGTACTTAACCAACATATACTAAAGCTTAAAAGGTCTACTGAAAAACCTAAAAAATTACTTACTAGTCAAAAAATACATTAGAAAAATTATTCTCTTTCTTTATTTCTAAGAGAGTATCTACAGCATCTCTCATAGAATCTATATGAGAAACAATCATCGTAAACTGAAATTGTGATTTCAGATATTGGAACAGATTGTAGACAGAGTTCAAATTGTCTGAATCCATAGTTCCCCAACCTTCGTCAATTGCCAGAAAGTTAGCAGCTGGTAAGTTACTTACATTTACTAATCCCACCCGTATGGCTAGAGAGGAGATAAATCTCTCCATACCGCTAGATAATTCAAGAGGCCATACATTGTCATCATCGTACACTATGTAACAATTAATATTCTTACCATCCATTTCCAATATCATAGAAAAGTCTACTATCTGTGCTAGTATATCGTTTACAGCACCCTCAACAGTTGGAAGTGCTTTAGATATTAACTCATACGGAATACCATCTCTTTTTATAGCATCCATATAATATTGGTAAGCAGCATATTTATCCTCTAACTCTTCTACTTTCTTTATGTTCTGCATAATAGTTTTTCGTTGAGTTTCTAAGACTTTTATTTCACCATTTACAGATTGAAGTTTTTTATCTCTATCTTCTATAATATCTTCTATTATATCAGATTGTTGTTGTGCATCTTCAATTTTATTAGTTAGCTTTCTATTAAATATGATATCCATTTCTTGTTCGTGGTATAGATTAATCTTATCTTCTATGATTGCTAATTGACTAATCAGATTCTTTCTTTTTTCAGTAGTAAGTTTCTTCTCACTATCTAATTTACTGATATTGGTTGTTAACAAACTCAGGCTATTTATAGACTCATCCATCTGTTCTTTGTGTGCAGTAATATGAGATAAACCATTTATAATGTCATCCAAGTTATCAGATTGTTTTACAAAAGTATCTGCTAACATTTTATCATCATTTAGCTTTTTTCTTGTTTCCATAGCATCTAATGTAAACGGATTTGCCATGCAGTAAGAGCAATTAGAATCGTATTCTAAATTACCAAGCTTTTCAATCTTATCTAACTTATTCTTTACTTCTATTTTTAGTTTGTCAATTTCAATTTGATTATTACTCTTATCTAATTTATACTGTTCTAATTGAGCAAACTTCTTATCAATCTCATTTTCTCTGTAGATTTTTATCTTTTCATTTAGTTCAGTTTCCTCTACAGAAAATTGTTCTGATAATGTGGCAATCTCACCAACTCTTTCATCTACTTTATTTAGAGAATTTGTTAGATTAATTTTTCTTTCTTGTAACTCATCTAAACTTTCAGCAGTTTCATCAACCTTTTTAAGTTGTTTAGTAAGTTCAATAATTTTTTTATCATATTTTTTCTTATCGGAAACTAACTCTTTTTTCTTAGCAGTTAATTCTTTAGAATCTTTTTTCATATCAACTAATTCTGTTTTAATTTCTGCTAAATCCTTATCGTAATTATTTTTAGAAAATGATTTAAGAAGTGATTGTACATCGTGAATTTCATCAGCAGCTAAATTATATAATTGGTCAAATACACCAATACCCATAAATTGTGCTAGTAAGTCTTTTCTTTCTTTTTGTGTCTTATCAATAAAAACAGTTGAGTTAGATTGTAAAGATAATGAGGTCATAATAAAATCTTCGTATGTACCAATTACCTTACGAATATTTACATCCGTTGTTCTTCTTTGATCTCCATTCATAGAAATTTTTTCACCATCATCAGCAAATGTATAGAAATCCACATTAACTTTTACATGACCATTTCTCTGTTTTTTGCCTGTCCTTTCTATAAAGTATTCTACACCATCTACTTCTAATGTAGCCTTACAATAGAAATTATCTTTTTTACTATTAAGGACATTTATAGCTTTGTAAGCTCTAGAAGATGTATCGAATAAACAAAATGAAAGAGCATCTAATAATGAAGATTTACCACTTGCGTTTGGTGCGAACATTCCGATTATACCACTTAGTTTTGTGAAATCAACCACATTGTTTTCTCCATAACTAAACATATTATCAAACTCAAACTTTTTGACTTGCCAGGTTACACCTCTATTTACATTATCCTCAGGTAATTTGACATTGAGTTCTTCATTGATTTTCTTAATATCGATAAGTGTATTTTCATCAACAAAATGATTTGTTTTGAGATATTCTTCTATTAAGCCGTACTGATAATCAGCATCTCTAATATTTCCTACTGTAATTCTCTGACCACGTACCTTTTCTATAGCTGAAAATGAGTCTGTTTTTGTAACCGATACTTCTTTTATTCCATACTTACTATGGATAAGAGTCATAGCTTTCTTTAACTGTGATGGTGTAGTTTCAGAAACCCTAACTCTTAATCGAGCCTTCTTTGGCATATCAGGACACTCGGGAACTTGCCCATCTTTTATATCTAAAGTATAATAGCCGTAGTCATTTGGTATTTCAATATACTCTGACTTTCTCTTTGGAACATCCCACAATAAATAACCGTGGCTCAGTCCTTCACCATGATTTTGTTGAACTAAACTACCACAATAGGATATGGTTTCTTTTTTATTAAGATGCTGTCTTTTGTGGATGTCACCTAGCAATCCCAAATCGTAACCTTTGAACTTAGAGATTTTAACATCAGATGGTAAGAAAAATCCTAAGTCCGTTTCTGACTTATCAACTGTTCCGTGAAAAAGAACTACCTTAGTATCACCATCAAAGTCTTTAGCTTCTATATAATCATCTTCTTTTTCCCATACATCCCATACAACAAACTTTACATCAGCACATTTGTATACACCACTACGCTTTAAGTAGTGTAAATCAGAATGTTGTAGGTTGTTTACGATAGGAGAAAGAACATCCATTCGAGATAGATTATTTAAATTACAATCGTGATTGCCTGCAATAATAATTGTAGGACATATATCTGCCAGATTCTTAAATAATCGTGAGAGCTGATCGACTAATTCAGGCGACATTTCGGTTTTAGAGTGAGCTATATCTCCACCAATATAGACTACGGCATTATCTTTATGTTTTTTTACTTCTTCGTATGTACGTTCAAATACTTCTTCATATTCTATGTGTCGCTTTAGATTACGGATTTGAATGTCCGAAATATGGTGTATGTATTTTAACTTACGAAAAGGTACTTTAACAACATTTTCTTTAATCAAGTATTATCCTTTAAGAACTTTTTAACTTTATCAATTTTATTATTTGGCACTATGACATCCCAAGCTGTTTCTTTAGAAAGTCTACCACTTTCGTAGTATATAGTAGAACTGTCCAAGCCAAAAACATCGTAGAGTTTTTTAAGAGTGTCGTTATCGCTAATGTGAACTTTCCATTCATCATCATTAAATTTCCATATATTTTTTTGTTTTGCCATTTAACTTCATCCTAATTAAATCTGAAAAGGAAGTTTTTGATGATTTTTTTATAACATCAATAACCTTCGTAAATCCCATTTCAGATGGATCTTTGTCTTTCAATCTTATTAATTGAACATCGATTCCATTTCTCATAAGCACATCTGTCATCTTTATCGAATCCCAATACGCATCACTATCTAATAATATATATATAGTTTTAACCTGTTTTTCATATATTTTTTTCATTAATTTTTTTGGTATGGTTTTTCCGAAAAGTGGGATTACATTTCTCTTTATTGCTATAGCATCAAAAACACCCTCGCATAATATAATAGGTTCATCCCAATTTATGAATAACTCAAATCCTATAACATTTTTACTGATAGGTGGATTCTTATATTTCATTCCCTCTTTGTAAATATTTCTACCTACGAAGTAATTTAATTCACCTTTGGCATCATAGCTTGGTATTATAACTCTATTGGAATATAAACCCTCACTACAATATCCAATACCATATCTCATAACATCTGCTTTTGTAATTCCCCTATTCTGTAGATATACCCAAGAATGTCTTTGAATTATCCCATCTCCATTTCCCCATATGGGCTTAAATTCTTTTGGAAGCCTCAATATCTGTTTTTTGTCGGAAGTTTGTGATGATAGTGATTTAGAGGGTTTACCTACTATATCACCTAACTCTGTAAATTGTTCCCTACTGGCTTTTAATTTTTTGAGTAACTGAAAGAGATTGTGGCCACCTTGATTGGATACCCAACAATGCCATTTGCCAGTCTTTACATTAATCTGTAATTTTGGTTTATGATGTGAAGTGAAAGGAGACCAATACATATATTCATCGGCCTTTTTTAATCGTCTACCACGATTTCCTATTACTCTATTTAGAAGATTTATTATTTTCATTTATCAATTCTATAAATTTTTCAATGTTAATTACAGCGTATGTTTTACTTCTGTTTCTTTTAAATATCAAAACAGGAGAGTAATCACCACTATTTTCTTCTGCTTGTTTCAATGAATCCCATACATTAAGTTTTTCTTGATTTTTACATTCTATTGCAAATGGTATAAGTTTTCTAGCTGCTGGTGATAATTGTAAATCCTCACCTGATACACCCATTGATGTACTTCTGATATCATCGGGTTCTAATTCTGTAAATGTTTCTAAAAGTAAGTCTCTGACTTTTTGTTGTAGTCTCCGGCCTTTGGCCTTCGCTGAAGAAGTTTTCATATTATAATGCTTTATTACTTATTTGCTTAATGCTTAATTGCTTTTTACTTGTTAATACTTAATTGATATTATTTAATTCAGGACGTAAATAGTTTATTAAAAAACCTATCAGAATTTTTTATAACTAAATTAAATGTCAACATTAATAATATATATAAGGTTAAATCTTGTTATTCAAATATTTCTTTATTTCTTTTTCTGCAAATCTTTCTGCTTTCTCTTCCCACTTATTATCATCGTGAGGATCTAATCCACCATGTGCAGCCATTGTACCAGCTTGATTGTATTTTTTTATAAACTTTCTCTTACCTAAGTTATCAGCATCTAAAGCATGTTGTATTTCATGCAATACAGTCATTAAGAATTCTCTGACTGATTTGTAAGATGGTCTTATTGTTATTGTATCGGTTTCAGGAACGTAATCACCAAAGTTTTTACCTGAACCCATCTTTACCTTAGATTTCAGATTGTACTTTTTTACCAATTGTTTTGCTGTATCCATATAATCTATTCTTTCCAATAATACACCTTCTTTTACTTGTATTTTTGATTTATAATTTCTCAGAACTTTTTTAGCGCCTATTCCAATTCCAGCATCCATCATTCTTTGAGTGATTTCATATTTATCTTTACCTAAATCTTTAATGAAGTAATCTGCCTTACCTACTCTACCGCTATCCATTTTTCTATCCAACATTTGTTTTACTATCTTTTTATCTTTAGCAGTTAGATGGCCTGATAAAACTTTTATTTTAATTTCAGTTAAAAGATTACCCATAATTTTTTTATAATTTGATTCTTTAATTGTATTTTGAACCTCATAATTTTCATCAGCAACCCAATCTTCCCACTTTTCAAATTCAGCTTCAAACTGCTTATCTATTTTATTGATATAAGCTTTTTTCCTAACAGAGTATTGTTCATCTTCACCTTTACCATAAACATAGTCAGCTTTAGGAAAATGTACTTGTTTATAACCACCTCTTTCATACCACGGTTCAGGTTTACCAGCTAATGTTCCAAGCTTTCTTTTTTTACCACCTCTGATAAATCCTGTATCTGGCTCGCCTTCATCAGCACCATATTTGATATTGGATGATATCTCCATTATTTTTTTAAACTTACCCATTATGCGTCAAACCTCACTACAAAACCTAAAGCTAAATCTTTATCATTCTTAATTGGAGATGATAATTGTCCTATAGCAATTAATTCATTAAAATCATTATATAAACCTACTTTAGTAACATACGGAGCAAAATCAGAGTGAGTTACAAATCCCGCATATTCTGTAGCAGCTGCATAATGATGTTTATAAGAACCTGATTGATACTTCGCATCACCAGGCGGAAAGTGTCTCCAAGCATCAGAGCCTGAAACAGTTATACTACCACTTAATTGAAAAGTAGCTGATTTATTTGTAGTTGAATTAAATTCATTTTCTCCTATAACACAAAAATAAGAATACTCATTTAAAGTAACTTGAGCTTTATAATTAAGAATAAATCCATCTGTATCAGTTCCCTGCCCAACATCTATAAATTTTGAACCTGTATTTGTAATTACCATAATTCCTTGATCATAAAATACATTTCCTGCAAAACTTCCTGTTGCTTTTTCCATATCAACAAATCCACCAGAAGCAAATGCAGCAAAACTTGAAGAAAGATCAGTATCATATAGATTTCCATTACCATCATCAACTAAAGTTACTGTAGCTGATGTACTGTCATCATCTAATTCTATTGATTTAGGTTTTATCCGCTCACCATATAAATCTTTAGGAATTGATATTATAGAAGCTGATTGATGAAGTAATCTATATTGATTAGGATTATTTGAAGCAAAGTTATTATATGGGTTTACAGGCATTGTAGTTACTAAATTACCAGCTTGCACATTACTATCTTTAGTGTCTTGACCAGCTAAAGCTAAAGGACCTTTTTTAGCAGAACTTTCTACTTTTTCATTAATACTTGGTCTTTCTGCACCTGAACCATTTTGTCTATAGTACCTATGATTTAATAAAAACCATGCAGGTCTACTATAAAAACTAGATGATGGGAAAGTTTTTACTATATCATTTACTTTATTATAATTTCTGTGACTACCACTTATCGCACGAAAAGAATATACAAAACTACCGCTGTCATTATTAGTAACAGTAAACTGCTTATATACTTTAAATGGAGTTTTATCTACATCGCTTGGGTCTAGTCTTTTAAACATGACTATTATCTCCCAAAATTAGAAGTCTAATTTAACTTTTATAATAGCTTCTCTTGAATAAGATTTCAATAAAGGTTTACTTAACTTAGCTACTGCGAGTAATTCACCAGCGTCATTATACAATCCAACTTGAGTTATAAAAGTTTTTGGATTTTTGAAAAATGTTGGCTGTGTAAACGATCCATCAGATGCAGTTGCAAAAGAAGGATTTGAACTAAAGTTAAATTCTTTATTTGGTATTCTACAGAAATAGTGTTGTGAAGTTATGACTTCCTCTCTACGAGCAGCAAAGTAAGGTGTTCCTGCAGCCACACCAGCCGCGGAAGCTGAAATAGCACCATAAAACTTTCCTACATTACCACCTTCTAAATTTGAAGCTAGGTTAGTTTCATAAGCCATAGCATGTGATCCAGCAGCTTCATCTGTACCATGATGTAATGATGCTGATCCATTTAGAACAGGACCATTAAATATTAAAATACCTAAATCAGGATAGAATAGTCCAAAACCACCACCTGGCTGATTAGCTGCGGTTGTTTTAATATCAGAAGTACCACCTGAAATAGAACCACTAACGATGTTAAATACTCTACCACCTTGATTTACAGTTGGATTTGTAGTAGCCGCACTATCGTCAATAAATTTTATCACATCAGATTCTGCATCAGATGCAGTTACACTAGCACTCATATGTAATTCCCAATTGCCTGGATCCATCTTTTCACGAAGTTGTCCTCTAGCAATAGAAATAGCATATACATAGTCGGGTTGAATATTAGTTCCTGTTCCAGCGAAAGTAAACCTTTCTTCATTAGGACCTAACAAAGTTTGTGACAATTGTCTATATATAGCAGCTGAAGCTCTATTTCCAACAACACCTTTTGTTCCAGCAGAACCACTTCCAAAAATGTGACCATAAGCCACAGAGAATTGAACTTTAGCACTTGAATCAACTGCAGGATTAGTAGCGTAAACATCTAAATAATGATTGGCGCTACTAGCAGATTGTACTGATGATGTAAAAAATGAGGTCATTGTGGCAGCACCATTTTCCCACATTCCTGAAGATACTATGTCTTTTACATTACTTATTACATCACTAGATTCTGGTGAATCAGCAGCTGCTATGTTAAAATTTTTAAATATTGCCATATTCTTTTACTCCCTAAAATAATGTTCCGTCACCGCCGCCACCACTTAGCACAACATTATTGGTTACGGTTATTGAAGTTGTAGCACCAGTATCGTTACCTACCACAGTTAATGTAGTAGCTGCACCTGTGCTTGTGGTGTTAGATGATAATGGTAATACACCAATACTAACTGTAGCAGCAACAACTGTTTTACTATTTGGAACATCATCTTCTCCTAAGAAAAATGGTGTCGTAGCTGTACTAGCATTACCGCCAGCTGGATTTTGTACTGTCATAGTCGCAACACTTTGATTATGTAATATAAATGTATAAGAAGTATCTGCGACATTTGCAGTAGTTGGATTTACAGTAACATTTGGTTGATTTAGTCCACCACCAGCAGAAAATGTTATCGATGTTGGTTGTACATTTAAAACAGGCATTTTTTGAGTATTTTTTGGAAGAGTTACTAATTTGTATCTCATTACATGATTTTCATCAGGAAAAGCTTCTAATAGTGGCATAGCTTCTAAAACCGCGCCATAGAAATCAGTTCCATTTGGGTGTGAAGTGTCATATAATCTATAATCTATTTCATCATCAGCTAATGCAAATTTTGTTATATTAAATGCGTTTGTTCCTTGTGCTAATAACTCTCGACCTTTTTTAGTTAATACAGCATCTACGGTAACTGTTGTATTATTCAGAAATCCCATAAAAAGCTCCTATTTTAATTTTTTGGATTTTATAATTTGATTCATATATAAATATTACCATTTTGATTTTTTATTAAAAAAATCATTTACTTCCTTTACTATCGGAGTTGCTTTTATCAACCTTATCATCAGTTTTATCTACTCCCTTTTCTTTACCATCGGTTTTACCAGAAAAGTCTTTTTGATTATCCGTAACAGTACCATCTTTGTTTACAATACTACTACCCTTTTCACCTGTTTTACTTTCCTTTTCAAAATCGCTTATTACTTTATTGGTTTCATCTAATGTTAAAAAATCTCCTTTTACTTCTTGAGCTTTTTGTATAGCATCATCTTTTGATTTAGCTGTTTGAGCTATTTCTTTAGAAAAACCACCTTTCTTTTTCGTCTTTGTTTTTCTAAATTTAGAAGCTAATCCTTCACCAGTATCTAAAGTAGAATCTCCTGTTTCTTTTTTGACCAACTTTGTTGGAGCTACTTTTATAATTTGTACAGGAGGCAACTTATCAGTAGTGGTTTTTTTAGTTTGTTTACATCCCTCATAATATAAATTAGTAAAAGCTTGACTTTCAAAAGCTAAATTGTCTATATCTACATAGTGAAGTGAAGAAGAGTCGGCTAAACCTTTATTAGCAGCAGCGGATGTATTATAAAATTTTCTTAATTTTTGATTATTATTTCTTATTCTAGAACCACTTATAAAAGGCATCAAAACTTCGGTTGGTTTAAAATCTCCAAAAGACATTGTTACATCAGAGTAAAACTCACCTGGTTGATTTATTCTTTTCCAAAGAGATCCCTCTGCTTGTCTATCTGAAAATTCTGTTATACTAGAGGTAAACAATGGAACTGCGCCACTAGCAGATATGACAGAAGATCCTGTTTCATAACTAAACATATCAATTCTAGCATCATAAGCAGTATAACTATCCACACCATAATTTTCGTTGTTATATGAGCCCGTAATTACAATATACTCTATTGATGCATCAATTGAAGAACTATAATGATTTTCTTCAAATTTTGGTTTTCTTGATAAGAGCTCTTTTGGCCTTTCAAATATATTGGGTTCTACTAATATTCCCAAATTAGCTTTTGCTCTAGCAGGTATCATTTTTCTAATTTGTGGAAAAATAGACTGATCATAGTACTTTATTATTCTAATATAATCCCAAAAGTTATTTGGAGATGTATATTTTTGCCAGTATTTATCAGATATTCCTTTTAACCCACGATAGTTACGTTCTTGTAAATCTCTTGGATCACCTAAATAGTTATCAAAATTTAAATTAGCAACAGATTCAATTATATCATTATTTATTACATCCGTAGGAGCAAAAAATACACCAACTTTATTTGAATCATTTGGAGCTGTATCATATGCACTAACAGTAGCTCTATTGTCTACATGCAGATTAAAACCAGGCTTTAATTTATTATCTTCAATTCTGACTTTGTTTGTAACTCTTCTTAATGCTCCAATACTAGGTATGTTAGTTTTAGTTTCATCAACTACACTACTAAAAAAATTACCTGTAAAACCACTATGAGAGCCTGAATATGTTGTGGTTTGATTAGAACTAACATCACGAATACCATCTGTATCTGTGCTTAAATCCATATTATCATCAAAAGAGTAACGTAAAACTAAATTATTATATGAAGATGATATTGTATTACCATTGTAAGCTTTTGGATTTCCAATATGATTTTTAAATGAACCCGTATTTAAAACCTCTGTCCAATGTCTATATTCCATCATAGAACCACTAAATCTAATACCAACTAATGGATCATCAGCATAACCACCTATGTACATTTCACCATCATTTTCCCAAGTTTGATTATATGAAGATGAAGCTACAATATCAGTTGTCATAGTTGATGTAGAATACATATGTACCTTACTTCTACTGGCATCATACTTACCAACAGATAGTTCAAATGATTGTGAAACATTTCTATTATCACTACCAGAAGTTCTACGAACCATAACAGAATAAAATTCATTATCATACACAGGAAAATTAGAGGATGAAATTTCCTTTAATCCATCCGATCCACTTATTTGAAATGATACAAAACCATAATCATCAATTGAATTATTGTCTTTTAATCTAATGTAAAAACTAGAGGAAACATTGTTAGTTTCTGTTGATTTTTTTTCTACTAATATTTGATTTGAGCCAGTTGGTGTTCTAAATCTAAATTCAATCGTATCTGGCTTTCTGTTTGTAGATGAATCATCTGACCAAATAGTTTTTACATATTGCTGACTTCTAAAATTTAAAGACTTTGTAAATTTTCTAGAAATTTCAAATTGTGGTGAAGCATCATCTGGTAAATCAGGTCCTCCATATTCTTTAACTCTAAGAATAGTCTGTGGTATTCCGTATAAACCTATTAAAGCTCTTAGTGATCTAATAGTTCCTTTATGTTTCAATAGAAATGGCATGTTGTTTATTATACGACTCCAAACTTCACGAGATATATCACGTTCAGATGTAGCTGAATAATTAGAATATCCTGATCCTGTAACTTCTTTTCCTAATGCATATCTAGCTAAGCTTACTCTATCTTTTCCATCATTTAATTTCCAACCTAAAGATTTACCAACCTCATATAATAAGTCTCTAGATATACCTTCCGTTAGTTTTTCTCTTCTGTCAAAAGTATCACCCATAGCTTTTATATAAACCCAAATATTATCGAAATGATGACCAATCATATCTGTCATTGTTAAGTAAGTTTCATTACTACTATCTATTTTAATGTGATTTGGTAGTAAAGAGCTGAGTTTGTTTAAGCTTTCATTATCATATAAAGAAGCACTATTAACAGCATTACTAAACCAATTTACAGCTTGTGAAGAAGTGGTGTGTGCTAGAACATATCTGTTATTTACATCACCTGTTCCTGAAGTTTTTGGCCACGCATTATCAAAAAATTGTCCTAATGAACTAGTTACATAAGATGAACTTTCAAAATACATATACTTTTCAAATCCATCAAAATTATTTTTAATTTGTTTGATGCTACTATGTTGTAGAGACAAATCTGCTTCAGAACCGCTAACTCCTATATAAGAAGCGCTTGTTACTGTAAAACCTTCAATTAATTCTAATTTACTTTTAAAATTTCTAACTCTTTTTTCAACTGAGCTAAAGTTTACGAAATTTTTATATTTAGAATAATCCACATTTATTTCAGCACTATCTAAACTTTGACTTAAAAATTCATTTTGCAACTCATCAGAAATTAAAGCATCTGACGATAATATATCAGTTTGATTTTTATAGTCTGTTGCTTTTGGTTGAATAGGACTATCGATATTCATAATATCAGGCGATTTCAAAACCATATTAGGAACATCATTATCTACAAATTCTACAATCTCTACATTTTCAGTAATAGGATTCATCATTTCTTTTACAATAGAACATTCACTCAATCTTCTTATTTCTTGAGGTAATGGATCATATAATTTATAAACTAATGAAAAAGGATAATTTGAAGCAGATGCATCTTTTTTAAAATTCGTTGTTAAAAACATTTTTCTACCAAATTTTAAATAAGTTCTTAAATCATAAGGATTATAAATTAAGTAAGAAAGTTGAAACTTTGTAAATTCTGGTTGCTGTGAGTCATCTAAAAGTTCTAGTATTTCAGGATTTTCTTCTGATAAATTTTCAGCAACTGATTGAATATTTCTACTTAATTGTACAATAGTACCTTCTGCTTGAACTTGTGTTATTGTAGCTGTAAATGGTCTTTTTACTGGTATAATTTGTGTTTGTGTAGTTAGAGTAAAATCACCAAAAAAGTTATCAACCCAAACAATACCATGACCATCTCCAGCTTCTGATGTAAATGAATTGTGACCATTAATAGCTAAATACCAAGGTCCTAGTGGATTCCAATCATCGGGCACTTCCATTTCTAATTCATAATTATTCCATTGACCAGCAACAGTTGCGAAAACTTCCATTGTAAGAGAATCATTATAATTAAAAGAGCTAGCTCCTACTATGGTTATCCAACCAGTATCAAGAGTACCACTCCACTGCCATTGTCCACCTGGACTAATAGTTCCAGCCATATCACTAGCGTCAGGAAAATCAAATGATGCTAAACCATTATCATATATGGGTTCTTGCCCTCCATTTACAGTACCATCATCTGGATCAAAAACACCAAAATTATTTGCTGATGGATTTCTTACACCATATGTTAATGGAGCACCTTGTGTACCAACCTCACCAGTTCTGTAACACAGTTGATCCCAAGGTTTCGTGTAAGCTGGTGCTCCTTGACTATCGCTATGAATCCAAACTAAATTATCACTTCCTTCACTTTCTAAAGCCATAATATCGTAATTACTCCATGTAGCACCACTACTACCTATATTATAACCAAAACCATCTATAACAGTTATAGAATTTGGCATACCAATAAATCCTACATCTCCCCAACCCTTTGGAGTGTCATCATCAAAAAATTCACCATCACGCAATTCATAATGATCGCTATCACCATCCGCTTGTCTCCACCAATATTGATAACCAGGAATAATATAGTAGTATTGCCAAACATCATCGCCATCATTTTTACGTTGAATGGTAACTAACTGATTACCATATTCATTTAATAAATTATTAAATCCTTGATCTAAATCTGCCCAATATCTAACTCCTTGATTCTCCTCATATATACCCTCTACTAAATCAACCTCACCTTTTTTTACCATAAACATTTTATTTTGTCTTTCATCTCCAGTTCCATCACAATACCAAATTATAAAAACATCATCAAGCACCGTGTTATCAGTTTCTCTAGTTCTTCCGATAGACTGAACAAACCCAAATTCAAAAATATCTTGATAAAGAGTTTTTCCGGCTTCTCTTTCTCCATCAGGAAAAACATAATTCTGTATGGCTGGAAAATAATCAGTTATTTGAGTAAGGGTTATTTCATTACTATTTGTTGTATACTCAGTTTTTGTTGTCCAAATTAAATCATCTTTTATTAAAAGAATTCCGTCAGCACCAATCCATGTAGCAGCTTGCCAACCTTTATTTTCTCCTCTAAGAGTATTTCTTGAAAATTTAGGAAATCCTTGACCTTCTGTTTGATAAGGGTGTCCATTAACAGCTGTTGGAAATTCTAGTAAATTAACAGAATCAGCTGGAGGTGTTGGAGATAAAAAAGAATCATTGGGCACCCATGCAGTTCCATCCCACACCCATTCATTTTCTGGACTTAACTCTCCTGCCATTTGATAAAGTGGACCTAAATTAGGACCCCAAGTATATACAGGAATTGGCTGAGTTGCGGGTATGGATGTTATTTTCCAAATACCCTCGCCATTTGGTTGAACTATCGTATTTGGAAAATCAGCACTAGTATCACCAACTTGACCATTATAATTTTGAAGTCCGTATGTACCTATCACTTCTCCTTGATTATTTGGTGGAGCCGCTTCCATACTAGAAGCATTTCCAGCAGTGTTAGCCATATATCCAGTTGGCGGTGAAGTTGGAATTGGTTCTGTTGGAGATGGATTATTTGGATCAAAAAATCCTGCAGGTGGATTATCAGGTGCTGGTTCATTTTCAACACCTATAGGATAAAAAATCTGCACTTCAACACCCTTACCAATAACCGTACTTTTCATATCAAATGATATGTTTAATATATCACCAGAATCAGCACCTAAAGCACTTATATCTAACATTTGTTGTTTTGTAGACATTGGTCTGTGATTACTACCATTAATTGGACCTGGCCACCAAGAATAAGTGTCAAAAACATTATTTTGATCTATAAATTTTAGACAAGTTCCACCTTGATTTCCTTCGTTTCTAACAAACTGAGCATGGTATCCAACTCCAGCACTACCATTCCAAGGACTTGGAGTTCCAAATGCATCAAAGCCGGATGTCCAACCCACCACTTTAACAGCCATATTATGTAAACTAGAATCCCATGCAGCATCAATAATAGCTGGAGTACCAGCTACATCATCCATTACAATTTCTTCTAAATTAGGATTAGTAAAAAAATTCTGTTCGGTTCTTTGTTGTACCTCAATATTTCCGACATTGAAAAATTCTTCTATTGTTATACTTCCTCCAACCATATTTGGAGTAAAAATAAAATCGCCTTCATTTGGAGTTATCTTTATCGTATTTGAAGTGTCATAAACTGTAATAATTGTTGGAGGATTCAAAGGATCTGCTCCAGTCATATCCATTTCTTCATCACCCATAAAAACAGCAGATACATTTTCTATATTTTCTACTCTTACACCTTCTTGTAGTTTTAAAAAATCATCTATATATTGAGCAGCTAATCCATTTGGATCAGTAGTAGCTATTTCCGGTATACCTATTTGATTAGTTCTTATATCTTTAGCTTTTAATCTAACTTCTGTTCTTGATGATGAAATTTTATCAACATCATATTTGTAACTAGTTAGCGTTAATTGTTCTGGAGCTAAGCCTGATGGACTACCCCCACTAAGATAATTTTCTTCACTTCCAACAAATATTTTTCCATCATTTCTAACAAATATATTTGATGCATCATCATTTACTTGATAAACTTCACCTTCAAAACCTTCTCTTGTTCTTACTAAAACAGGACTATCACTACCACCTAAATTTCTTAAAAATTTATATCTTATTTTGAATTTACCTCTTTTAAATCCAAATGCTTGTAGGTGTAAACCAGGTTTTAATTGAACATGATCTTCATCTATTATTACTAAAGAATCAGCTAAAGATAGATTTTTATATTCTATTAAATTACCAATATCATCGTATAGTTCTACGCAAACAAAATCACGAACTACATCAGTACCCCAATAACCATTTTCGTATGGCTTGTCACCTACTTTTTTTGTAAGCCCTTTTAGTATTCGTTCTCTGTCTTGTAATGATAATTGACTAGACATTAAAGCTCTCTTATATTTCTATTAATTATATCATTTATTGAATCATCATCTTTTAATTGTTCTACAGTTCTTGAAACAAACAATATTGTTGTTTCGTCATCATACAATTCTCCAGTATAAGGATCTTGATATAATTCAATAGCTCCTGAAGAATTTCTTGTAAGTAATGATCCGTCATAAGCAGATCCTGATATGGCTAGTGCTAATTGAGCTTGTTCTCTTTTTACCAAATATTTTTGTTCTTCTTCATTGATTAGATTTTGGTAAAAAGCTAATTCATTAAGTTCTTCTGGAGTATACGGCATTAATTCATCTCCAAATTAAAAAAGTCGTAATTCTTTTTAATATAATGCTCCCATTCAGCGGGCATTTCACTTTCTTCAAAGATAGCCTCAACAGGACATTCAGGCTCACAAGCACCACAATCAATACATTCTTCAGGATTTATATAAAGTGAATCGGTTTCTTTGGGTACAAACCCATCTTCCTTTGCTTCAGCTCCAGCACCTTCCGTATCGTAAGGCCCGTGAATACAATCAACAGGACAAACCTCTACACAGGCTGTATCACAAGTTCCAACACAAGGTTCTGCTATAATGTATGGCATTTTATCTCACCACTTTAAATGTAAAATTATCATCAAAGTATTCTACAGTTTCATCGACAGTTCCACTCCCACTAACCACTTTAAATTCAAATTTATAAAACCTTTCAGCTTGAAACCCATCCATCCAAAGATTAAAATAGTTTCCTGTTGAATCACAGCTAATTAGAGAGCCAGAACCAAACGGAACTATAACATCATCTGTATCCGCATCTAAAACAGAATAGTAAGCACCATCACCACCTATACTATCAATACTACCGCTTGGTAGATATTTTACAGTTAAATACTCTGACGATGTGTTTGAATAAGATTTTGTAGGATATCTTTCTCTACCAACTACTCTAAATTTTACTTTTGATGATTCTTTATATTCAGGCCTTAATGATTTCATATAAAATTGTAAATCTTCTAAATCTGTTGATGATAAAGCTTCTAAAGAACCTGTACTCCATTTTGTATCGTACCACTCAACTTCTAACTTCGGTGGATATATGGTATTAGTTTGTCTTGAAAAAAATGAAAAGTTTCCTAACATTTTAGTATTACCTTCATCACCATCTCCGCTTGGTGTAGGAGTTACTAAACTACCACTTCTTTTTAATATAAATCCTTCATTTTCGTAAGTTTTATCTAACCATTTATTAACAATTGGAGTTACATCCATTCTCATATCTTCAGTTCCCCAATTAAATGATTGAGAAGAATATACATCATTATGCCAGGTACCACCTTGATTGTAAGATTGTGAGTTTTCTAATCTCCAATAATCCTCTTCTTCAGCACCTGTTTTAAAATCCCAACTAGCACCTTGTTGAGTTACAGGATCGTCATGATCGAATCCTTCACCAACCACCCAACTTTGACTTACAGGCCAAGCCCATAACGATTGACTGTATGATAGATTAGTTGGATTGGCATCATATAAATTTAAGTAAAATTTTGGGTTTGTTATTGTACCTCTAACCATAGATGATGATATGTAAGACAAATCAAATTTCATTAAAATGCGAGAAACACCGATCATTGTACCATCAGATTTTTGATCTTTTCTAATTTCTAATATTTGATCAAGACCTGTGTTTTTACTTCCTGTTCGTGAGTACAAAGTAGTATCAATTTCTGGAAAAATAAAATAATGCATTAGTAATTACCCCCTTGACCTGTTTCTGATGTTCCAGTAGAATCACCAATAACTCTTCCCTCAATATCACTAGCAGGAAATTTTAGTTCAAAAATACTAGGATCAGCTGATGGGTAGACTATTCCATTTTTTGTTGCAGTTTTTATATCATATAAGTTACCTGAATATCCAGCAGTTGAAGTAAATTTGTTTATTACTTGTATAACTGGTTTGTCTTGTACACTAGATTCTTCACCATTTTCTTCAGGAGGAACTATTGCTGAAACACCATCTACTAAAGATAATTGATAAGCTAAGTCAGCTATTACTATTGGTTGTCCGATTTGCCATTTATCTATATCAAAATATTCCTTTACCTTTTCTATCGATTTTAACAAAACTTCTTCTTTATTATAACCAACTCTAGTTAGTATATTAAATTTTATACCAATATTAATTATAAATGCATTTTTTATATTTATAGCATCTGTTATCATTCTAAATTGAGTCAAATAAGTTTGAATATTTTCTTTTACGGCTTGATTTACATTAATTAATTTTTTATTAGCATTATATCCTAACACATAAAAATTCATAGCTAATGGATTAAAAATTCTATTAGCTGTATTAACTTCATCTGTTGTAGTAGCAGGATCTATTTGACTGTCTTGAACTATATGAGCCTTTGCTATGTTACCAAATCTTGGTGGCATTGAATAAACTCTAGTTATATAATCTTCTTTTGTAACTGCTCTTGATTGTGCCTGAAAATAAGCTAATGTATTTTGCTTTACATCAAAAACACTCTCTTCTCCACTACCACCTGTAGTAGGAGCTGGATTAGTAACTTTAACAGAAGATATAGTGTCAGCCAATAAATCTTGACCTAAACCAGTTGAATTTGCTACTGATGAATTTATAGAAACTATTTCTCTTATTGAATTAGCTTTTGAATTATGATCTACACCACCACCATATCTATAAGTTATAACCAAAGTTGTATTTGATGGTGCTTGTCCATAACTTCTTGTTTTTAAAAAATTAGATGGGTCTAGAGCTTCTCCTAATTTTGATGGTGAGCCAGGTAAAGAAGATCCAACATTTTCAGGATTTGGAACAATTTCTTCATCTGGAGAATCTGATATACCAGCACCAAATCTCATTTCTGTTCTACCATCCGTTCTTATGAAAGTGGTAAATCTACGAGAGGTTTTAATTAATCTTAATAAATAAGGAGCTGAATCTGAAAAAGTTCCTAAATCAGGATCATTTAAACCATCATTTTCCATATCAGAAAAAACACTATCTTGAGCTAAGTATCCGACTTCATACCAATTATTACCATCATCATCTGTACAAGAAATAATTTCTGTAATATTTCTTTCGGCTAAAGCTATTGTAGAATATTTCGCTGCATCAGTAAAACTAAAATATTCTGTTTTAACTTCACCACTTTCTATTTTAGCTGATTTTTTTAATAAGTATGTTACAGGAACATTTCCTGTACTTTCAAAAACAGATACTTTCATTGGATCAAATGAGCTAGAAAATTTAAAATTTACATCCTCAGTAGTTCTAAATTGTGTTCCATTTGTAGAATTTAATCTCATACCAGCTGATATTTTTAAAGCATAACTTAAATCAGGTTTTACTGTATAACCAGAACCAACTCCAACTGCAACAGCAGGAACTGTTTGAAACACATCAACTCTACCCAAAGATGGAGATGCTAGTTTTGGTTTGTAACCAAAAGATTGAGCCATATTATATACAGTTCTTTTTTCTTGAGCAAAAGCTAACAATGATTCTTTAAATTGATTATCTATATAATATGAAAGTACATCACCGACATAAGATGCCATTTCAATAAACATCATACCTGGCGATGCTTCATTAAAATCATTATAGGTATTTGGAAAATAAATTTTAGCAAATTCAATTAGATTATCTTTAAACGATGTAAAATCTTTATTTAAATATCTAACCTCTTTTGCTGTATTTTTAGGTGCTGTATATGGCATTTAATTTCTCCTAGTATCCACCGCCGCCGCCTGAATCACCAGTTCCAGAACCACCCGCCTCTTCATCAGCTGTGGCTAAATCTAAATCTAATGTTTGAACTGACTGATCTACATTTACAGAAAATTGAAGTCTGACGCGCATTAGATTAGGATTTCTTGGAGATGGTGTTACAGTTATATCTCTAATTTTTACAAAAGGCATCCATTCATCCATAGAAGATCTAATACTTTCTTCAATTGCTGCTTCAAAATCATCGTTTTGTGGTTCAAAAAGAAGCCTCATTAAATCACTACCAAATGTGGGATTTCCTAGTCTCTCACCTCTAATAGTTAATAAGAGATTTTTTACATTACTTTTAGTCTGTTCTAAAAAAGTTTTTGTTTTATTAAAAAATCCTTGCCTACCATATTCTAAAGGTAAAGATACTCCTATAAATACATCTGGATTTAAATCTTTTTCAATTATTGACATTATATTTTTCCATCTTTTTTATCTAATGCTTTCATTACACCTCTGTAATCTTTTGTTAAGTCCTGCATTACATTTTGAACTGCTTCATTATTCGTATCAGCTCCTGCTGCTTGTGCAGTTTGTATAGCTGCTTGTTTTCTACGACTTTCAGCATCACCCATCGTCATATTACCATACCCTATAGCTTCAGCCATTCTTGTACTATCAAAAGTTTTACCAGTCATTGTTGGATACTCTTCATATTCATCAGTTCCAGCATTTGCAGTTTCATTTAGAATATCATTCAATACAGGATTTTTGGTATAGGTAACTTGTTTTTTAGACTTTGGTTTTCTTTTAGGTAAAACCTCTACTACATCATTTTTAGAAATATTTTCAGTAACAGACTTTATACCTTCTTTAATAAATATCTCTGTTAGTTCTTTTTTGACTTCTTGTCTAACTAATTCTTTTATTAAACTAACTAATTTATTTGATTTTTTTGCCATAATAGACTCCTATTTTATATAAATATAATATTTTAATTTATTTCACCTCTTCCTAACTGACGATCTCTTTCAGCTTTAGCTTCTTGTTTTTCTTTATTTTTTCTTAAAGCTTCATCTAAATCTTTTTTTAATCCTTTAACATTTTTTCCTAACTTTTGTAGAGCTGGTCCAACACTATCTATAGCACTTTTTGCATCCTCTACTTCTTCATTAAATTTTTCTATTAGTTTTTCTTGAACTATTGAAATAGCCGCAGCTGCTGGATTTAATGCTGATCCTATAACAGAAGCTTCTCTTGTAGCTGTTGCTGTTTTTCTTAAAGAATCAGCAGCTTTTAGTACCGTCTGCACTTGACTTCTAACTGAATCGATTTGTTCCCCACCAGATTGTAACTCATCCAATTGATTTTTAAAATCCTCAGCTTTCTGTACATCGGCAGACTGACCACCTCCTTGTCTTATAGATTCTATTAATTTTTTAATATCTGCTTGCTTATCTTTTATAGGACCCAATATCAATGAATCTAATTTTGCTCTTATTTTATCTCCTGCTGCCATTATCCTCTTACTCCTGCAGTTGGTGTTATTCTTTCTACTTCGTAACCATCGGTTGTAACATCTTGTATCTCTTCCCATACTGCATTATCCCACATGGAATCTAAATCTAATTCATCATCACCTCCCTCTTTTGTAACTTGATTGTTAAGCTCTTGTGTTACATCAGGAGGATTGTGATTCTCACGAATAAAAACTTTATTACTGTGAAAAGTAGCATTCCCTTCAAGCTCTTCAATTCGATCTTTTAAGCTATCTCTTAATTCATCGTAAGCTTTATCTTTATCTGCTGTCGCAGTTGCTTTCATCACAGAAGATGCAAAATCATCTATATCATTTACAAGTTGTTTTAGAAAATCTCTTAACTGGTCACCCAACACCATAGGATTATTAGTTTTAGAGTCCCCTAGTTTTATCTCTCCAAACTCAGATTCTAAATTTATAGAGCTCATCGCTGCTAAATTTATATTTCTTTGAGCAAATGCAGACACATCTCCCTCTCTGGCATTTATAGCTTGAGTGTCGGCATTAGAGACTATAGCAGTTTGAAAATTACCACCTAAAGTTTTTTGTTTCATTTCGCTAGGAGCTCCAGTAGCTAATCCTGTGTGTTCATTTGTTGTCATCCAAATATTAGCACCATCGGCATTTATATTTGGTATGTGAGGAAAAAATTGATTTTTACCTTTTGAAATAATAGTATTTTGATTTTTATTTTGACCACAAGAAATTCTTAAAAAGGGTTCTTTATGATCTCTATCACTACCAAAATGAATTGTAGAACCAAACCTACTTTGAATTACAGTATCTCCTTCCTCTGCTACCATTGGTCTTACAAATTTTGTACCGCTTTCAGTAACTTTATCTTGTTCAGTTCTACCTGGCATTTTATTTAAATTTACTTTATTCAAATAATTTAACGGATTAAAATAATAATATTCATCAGCATAGAGTGCTACATTTACTATTTCACCTATTACAGGATATTGAATCATAGCTCTAGAAAATGGTTTTACAAGCTCATCAAACGTTGCACCATCATTATTGGTATGTAAAAGACTAACCTCACAATATCCAAGTTTACTTAAATCAGGAATGCCTGTTTTAGATATTTTTGGAAAACTATCTGCTTTAGGATCTAAGTGGCAAATTACCACCTCTGCAGGTTCTATTTCATAAAATTCTATATCTTGTGTATATGTTTTTATTAACTCAATACATTCAGCTTTATTTACATAACCTGTTTCAGTTCCATCATCTGGTATGTAATCTACATTATTTCTAGTGTATCCAACAGACATACTATTCCTCTAAAAAATTTACATTATCAGATACTTTATCTGAGTGTTTTTGAACATCATTTGCTACATCTTCAACAGCAGCCATCAATTGTTCTTTTTCAGAATCACTCAAACCAAATTCTTCCTCTGATGATCCTTTAGATTCCGTAGCTATCATTCTTTGAACAATAGCAGCTACCTTAACTAATTGGTCATCATTCTTTACATTGATTTCTAAGTACTCTTTCAACATAGGAATTATCTGTACAGCAGTATCACCATCTTTTATAAAACCAACAACTTCTTGCATTAAAACTTCAAGCTGCTTTTTATTTCTTTCTGTATTATCGTATATATCTTTGAATAAGCCAGATAACGACTTACCTTCAAATATTTCGTAATCGTTAGCCATTATTATACCTCTTTTATTTTAGGGAGTTGTTACATATATAAATATTTGATTTATTATTTTTTAATAATATATATGATAATTATATATAGGGAAGAAGTTCCCTTTTTTGTTAACTAATGGAGAATAAACATGAAGGAAGTAATAACAATGGTAAAAGGCTATGTAGATGATATCTCTCATTTATTAATGTCTTTTGTAGCTATAGGTGCTGTATCAGAGGTAATATTTGGTACTGGTGTCTTTGGCGTCAACGTTATTGGTAACCTGACATCAATCATAAACACATTCGGCGAATCTGGTTTCGCTGGACTCGTCGCGTTGTTGGTGTTGGTGGGTTTGTTTCGTAAGTAGTTCTAAAACAAAAAAGGGGATTGAAAAATCCCCTTTTTTTTATTCATCTCTTATTAGAGAGCCGGTGTAGGAAATATCAACCACACCTTTTTTATCAAATTCACTATATAGTCTTTTGTTATATTTTTTCATCATATTAACTATACGAGTAATGTGTTGAGTATTTGAGCCAGTCATTTCACGAATAAGAATATATAGAGCTTTCTTATTGAAGTTTTCTATATTTTCTTTCATCCTAAACATATGTAGAACAGCATCAGCAACCCTTATATCTTTATCCCTACGAAAGATGTTAGTAAGATTATATTCCCAAAATCTTAATAATTCATCTGTAAAGAGAGAATTGACTTCAGATCTATCACCATCATTAACTTCACCTATAATGTTTCTTTTGTAATCCAATACATCAATTTTATCGTGAATTTTACCCATCTTATAATTCTTATTGTTATTAAGAATAAGATAGTTTTTGGCAACAATACTAAAGTAAGAAAATGCTTTTCCTTTACCAGCTTTGAATTTGTGCATATTCATAACTAAAAAAGAAACCACTTCATTTTTTACTTCTTCTGAATTGGTATCAAAGTAATAAAATTTAAAAGTATGAATTATATTTTCTGCTAATTTACTAAATGCAAACTTAATATGTTCATTGTAAATTTTATTTCTTAAATGATGATTGTCACTATTATTATATCTGATTATTGCTTTCTCAGTACCTTCGTGAAAGTAATAATTTTTCTTTTTCTTTTTTCTCTTACGAGTTTTTTTAACTGATGAACCTGATACTTGTGCTGATGGCATTATTGTTCTTCTCCTTTGAAGTTATCTAGTTGTTTAATTGTATTTTGTATTTCTTTGAAGATTACACCCACCTCATCATCTGCTTCAAAATAACCTTTGTAATCTATTTGTTTTAAATCAAAATTTACTTTTTCTATTGTCTTTATAAAATCTGAAATCCAATCTTCTAGCATTTCTAATTTAGTTGTTAAGTTCCATATTATATAACAAGAAGTTACGAATAAAAGAACCATAAAAACAAGACTTATTTCTAAAAACATTTATTTATCTCCAAATAACTCATCAAATAAAGTTTGTGATTTTTCACTTAATTTAGGCGATGGTTGTTTAGTTTCAGTTTTAGTTTGAACTGCAGATTTAAATTTATTACTTACCTCTTCATCTTGTCGCTGCCACTCATCAAACTCAATATGTGTTGCCATCATATCGGCTTGGTGAAGTATGTATGCTATATTACTTTTTAAACTCCAATCAGGATTATATGAGATGTAGTAAGACTTGTTACCTTCTTCATACATACCATCAGTTAATTTTAATCCGATATATTCCCATTCCGACATTTGGATACCAAAATGATTAAGAAGATAAATCGCTCTATCGGTAACGGTCATGTATTGAAGATTCGGATTGTGTTTAAATATCTCACCTCTATTCTTACGATGCCATTCGGAGTCTTGTGGTATATAATAATCTTTATCTAAGTCACCAACCTTACCTAAGTCGTGATGTAAAGCAGCGAATACCAGTTCTTCATCGGTGAAGTTGATGGTAGCTCCATTAGACTCCCACAGCTTTTTAATTTGAAGA